TCGTCACCGAACTGCTGCGCCCGCACCTCTACGAGCACTACATGGGGTTGTCATACTTCATCGCCCCGGATCCGGCCGGGTGGCAGAAGACCCAGGTCGGTGAGACGAGCCCGGTCGACATCCTCAAGGGTGCCGGGTTCCGCGTGGTCCGTCCGCCAACCAACAATCCCAAGCGGCGTATCGAGGCGGTCGAGCGACTGCTGAATGACTCCATCGACACCGGGCCGCGGTTGCAGATTGACCCACGGTGCTCGGTGCTGCTGCGCGGACTGCGCGGCAAGTACCAATGGAAGGTCAACAAGATTGGTGAGTTGGCCGGTGATCCCGCGCCGGTGAAGAACTTCGAGAGCCACGTCAACGAAGCGCTACAATACGCGGCGACGGTCATCGAAGGCCAAAGCAGTGGCGCGCGCGACCACAATCGGCGCCGCGAGATCGTCGTTCAAAAAGCCGTCGGTTGGACCTAGCGCCACCGCACCATTCTCATCGGAGAACGCCCCATGTCAGAGACAAAAAAGTACCCAACCCCCGCTGAGGCGCGTGCGCAACGCGCAGCCGAGCGACGCGTTGCGCTTGCGAAGGCGAAGGCGAAGGCGAAGACTAGAGATCCCGCGCTACCTCCGAAGTCACCGGCCGAGAAGAAACCGTCGACGGGAGCGGCTGTCGCGCTGCGCGAGCGGATCGCGCGTGAGTTGGAGAGTCGGAAACCAGCCGCCGCACTGCCGCCGGAGGTACCCAAGACTCCTCGCCCCACCCCGCCGGCTCGCCCAGCGCCTCGCCCGACCGCGCCCGCAGTGAAACCCAAGGCCCCACTGTTCTCCGCCGCCGAGCAGCAAGCGATCGCGCGCGCCAGTGCCGCGGCCAGGGCCTCCCAGACCCAGAACGCGCAGGCCAATGCACGGTTCAACGCTCTGAAGACGCGCGCCAGTGCGGCGACGGTGTCACAGGACGCAGCGCGCAAGCGGATCCTCGGGATCTAACGGACCACTGATATGATGCAAGGTCTCTCCCCCTCCTCCGTTGCGTTGGTGCCGGTGCGCTCGCTCGCGCAGATGGAGCGCGACACGCAGACGGCGAACTCGCGTAAGCAGGCCAACCGCGTCATTCAGTCCCTGGCGGCCCATGTCAAGCGGCGCTGGGAGCAGGCGAAAGACGCGCGCACCGAGGTCGAGGTGCGGATGACGGACAACCTGCGGCGGCGGCGGGGGGAGTATGACGCGGCCAAGCTCGCGGAGATTCGCTCCTTCGGGGGCTCGGAAATCTTTCTCGGGATCACCTCGGTGAAGTGCCGGGCCGCGGCCTCCTGGCTGCGCGAGACGCTGATGGGGACGGGCCTCGATCGCCCCTGGCAGTTGGAGCACACTCCGCTGCCGGACCTCCCACCTGAGGTGTTGCAGTCGTTGCAGGCGCAGATGCAGCAAGTGCTGATGCAGGGACTCGCCGCGGGGCTCGCTCCGCCGGATCCCGCGCTGTTGCAGCAGGCGGCGTCCGAGATGAAGGATAAAGCGCTCCGCGCGGCCCGCGAGGAGTCCAAGGAGCGGGTCGAGCGCATGACGCAGAAGATCGAGGACCAACTGGTCGAGGGTGGCTGGACCCGGGCGTTGGGACAGTTCATCGACGACTTGGTGACGTTCCCCACCGCCGTGATGAAAGGCCCCGTGCCACGCCAGCGCCGGCAGATGGTCTGGCAGAACGGTGAGCTGGTGTCCGCCGAGGCGCTGCATTTGGAGTGGGAGCGGGTCGATCCCTTCATGATCTACCCCGCGCCGTGGAGTTCGGCGATCGACGACGGCTACCTCATTGAGCGCCATCGCCTGACCAAGGAAGACCTCCAGGCGATGATTGGCGTCGAGGGGTACGATGACGATGCCATTCGCTCCGTGATCATCGACTTCGAGAATGGTGGGCTGCGGGAGTGGTTGTGGATCGACGCCGCCAAGGCTGAGGCGGAAGGCAAGGATGAGTCCGCGCATCGCCCGGCCGAGCTGATCGACGCCCTCCAGTTGTGGGACTCCGTCGAGGGTCGGCTCCTGATCGAGTGGGGGATCCCCGAGGCGGAGATCGACGACCCCTTCATGAACTACCCGTGCGAGACGTGGCTGGTTGGGACGACGGTGATCCGGGCCGTGCTGAACTACGACCCGTTGGGCCGCAAGCCCTACTACGCGACCAGCTATGAGCGTGTCCCAGGGGCGTTCTGGGGCAACTCCGTGGTCGACCTGGTGAGAGATCCCCAGGACATGGCGAACGCCTCAGCGCGCGCCCTGGCGAATAACATGGGCATTTCCTCCGGCCCTCAGGTGGTGGTCAATGTCTCACGCCTGCCGGCGGATGAGAACATCACCCAGATGTATCCCTGGAAGATTTGGCAGACGGCCTACAACGACTTCGCCGACAGCTCGGCGCCGATCAGCTTCTTCCAGCCGGGGTCGAATGCGGCGGAGCTGCTGACGGTGCTGGACAAGTTCACCAACCTCGCGGACGAGTATTCGGGGATCCCGAAGTACATGACCGGCGAGCACGTGGCCGGTGCCGGGCGGACCAGCTCGGGCCTGGCGATGCTCATCAACAATGCGGCGAAGAGCCTCAAGCATGTCGTCAGCAACGTCGACGAGGACGTCATCAAGCCGATGCTGGAGCGCATCTACCAGCACAACCTGCGCTATAACCAGGACCCCGACATGGTGGGCGACGTCAAGATCGTGGCGCGTGGCGCGATGAGTCTTGTGAGCCGTGAAGCGGCCGCAGTGCGCCGCAATGAGTTCCTACAGATCGTGCTGAGTTCGCCATTGGCGCAACAGATTGTCGGTCTCCCAGGTGCGGCGGAGCTGCTGCGAGAGAATGCACGGCTCTTGGACACGAACCCAGATCGCATCGTCCCCTCCCGTGAGGAGCTGCAACAACAGCAGATGCAGCAGCTGTTGATGATGCAGCAGCAACAACTGGCGATGCAGGGAGCGCCGACGCTCCCTGATGGCGCACGGGAAGGCGGACGCGATAGCAACCACGTCAGCCCGCGTCCGAATCTGAAATAACACGAGAAGGTGTTGACACGACAGTAGATTCGGTTTAAATAGGGTGTATGATTCTCAAAAATGCAACACGACAGGAAACCGAGGCGCTCTCCCGCCTCCGCTCCAATGAACACGAGGCCATCTTGACCCTCATCAAAGCACTCGAAGTCGAGGCGCTGGGCCGATTGGCGAAGGCTGACGACGTCGTGGCGATCTATCGCTTGCAAGGGCGCGTCGCGTTCTTGCAGGACTTCCTTCAGGCGGTCGAAACAGCGCCTGAGCAACTACGCCGGATGATGGAATCCGGTCCTGGCAGACCATGAAGACTGCGGCTGACCTCAATCGAGGCCCCGTACACTGAGCTGGCCCCAGCAGAGGACGAAAATGGCACTCCCGAAGCAGATTCAACGGCTCGAAGACGAGCTTTCCGTTCTGGAAACGCAACTTTCAGGGAAATCAGCGCCGGAATCACCCGAAACCGTCGCTCCCGAGGCTCCAACGGAGCCAACACCGGGTGAATTGCCCTCGAATGTCGTTGAGCTACCACGAGAGATGTCGCGCGAGGTGCCAAAAGAGGCGCCAGCGCCCCGTGAAGAGCCCTGGGAGGACCGGTACAAGCACCTTGAGGGTAAGTATCGGGCGGAAGTACCCCGGCTTCATGCCGAGATCCGCGAGTTGCGTGCTGCCTTGGAGTCACTCCAGGCCGCCGCGGCGACCCCTCAGCCTTCCGCGACCGCGCCAGCGTCTGATGCCCTCGTCACCGACCGGGATGTCGAGTCGTTTGGCGAGGATTTGATCGATCTCCAGCGCCGCGTGGCCCGGGAAGTGGCCCGCGAGTTCCAGGGGGAGCTGCAAAAGCTCCGGGCGGAGAACGCCGCGCTGCAAGAGCGGGTAGGGCAGGTCCAGCATGGGTCATTTGAGGCCCGGCTGCGCCAAGCGATCCCCGACTTCGATGAGGTGAATCGATCGCCAGCGTGGATCGAGTGGCTGAATGCCGTCGACCCGCTGCTGCGCGGCCCCCGTCGGGCCGTGGCAGAGGCTGCGTACAACCGGCAGGACGTCGAGGCCGTGAAAGCCTACGTCGACCTGTTCCGGCAGACCCAGTCGCCCGCCCCCGCGAAAGCGGATCGCCAGGCGGAATTGAAGCGCCAAGTGCAGCCGACACGCGCGTCGGCCGCTGCGCCGGTGAGCCAGCAGGGGAAGGTCTATACGAACACCGAGGCCGCTCGGGCGTTCAACCAGATCCAGAAGCTCGTCACGCAGGGTCGGCTCGATGAGGCCGCGGTGCTCGAAGCTGAGATCAGTGCTGCCTACGTCGAAGGTCGCGTCCGCGACTGAAAGAACGGGGTAGCCATGTGTTAATCTGTCAGTAGGAGTCCATTATGGCTACCGTTACTCCTGGTGCAGTCTTTCCTATCAATGCACCATACAACACCAGTACCGCCTATTCGGGTGTTTTCATCCCGACCTTGTGGTCGAAGAAGCTGCTTTAACCAAACGGTTTTGAGCAGTAAAAATTGGTTCTGAAAAACGGGAACGCAGTATTGAGGTACTGAAAACCCGAGGGAAGCGCAAACTGCTTAGGAGCAGCCAAATGGCAAAGCTAAGCTACAAATATATCGCTGGTTTTTTGGACGCTGATGGGTCTATCAATGTTGGGTTTAAGGCAGATTGCCGAACACCACAAATGTCGATAGGCTTTAGCCAAAAAACATCCCAAGATGAGGTTCTGCAAAGAATCCATGAAGAGCTTGGTGGGTCATACCGTACTGTTGGTATAAATGGTGGGCTGTATACGCAGCTTGTCTTTGGTGGCAACAGACAATCACAGATGCTCTTAAGCAGGATTCGACCGTTTCTGGTTGTGAAGCGACATTATGCAGATGTGTGTTTGGATATATGCTCTCGACACATCGAAAAGGAAGAAATTCCCGTAGTTAGAGAGTATCTAAAAATACAGCGGAAACAGCGCTCGCTGCCGTTGCCCAAACACCCAACTATGAAGTGGCTTGCTGGTTACTTAGATGGAGACGGCTGCATTTCGGTACAGTCAATCAGTAAGCACTCAGGCACTGCATATCTTATACTACATGTCGCTGCTTCTGTGTTTGATACAGAAGGACTTGAAATCATCCAGAAACAGTATGGTGGACGTATTAACGACATGCGCGACGGCAGCGTCAAGCAATACCAGCTTAGTCTAGCTCCGTCAAAGATTACCGAGCTGTTTGGCCCGGTAGCGCAGCACATGATCGTAAAACGCGACCAAGCAGAGTTCATCTTGAAGTGCGCGGCAATGGGACATCTCCGAGATGGAGAAAACATTAAAGCCGCATTGAAGCACTTGAAAGCGCACCCGCACAGACTGAGTGAACCAAAACCTGATATTTCTGCCTTAATGCAAACGGTAAGAGACTTACCTAAGCACGTACGAGATTCAGCGGAACATGCTGAATCACTACAAAAAGCGCAGCGCGCACGTCAGGTTAAGCGACAGTCGGAATCTACAGTGTTGGTAGGCACTGTATGAAGCTCGATCAAGTTCTACCAGAACACGATGCTCAGCGAAGTCTGCAATACTGATTTCGAAGGAGAGCTAAAGAACCAAGGCGACACCGTCCGCATCCGCGCGACGCCAGATGTCACCATTCGCGACTACGAAGTTGGCATGAACCTCCAATACGAGGTTCCGACGCCAGTCTACCTGGACATGCAGGTCGACAAGGGCAAGTACTTCGGCGTCAAAGTGGCCGACGTCATCGAATATCAGTCCGACATGGCGCTGATGGACATGTTCACGGCTGAAGCGGCCAAGCAGATGAAGATCCAGGTCGAGGACGAGGTGTTCTTCAGCACCTTCGTGACCGCGGGTCCCGCTTCGGAGAACGAGGGCGCGACGGCGGGCGTGATCTCGGCCGCGTACAACCTCGGGACCGACACGGCGCCCATTGATCAATCATCGCCGGACAACATCCTGAACGCGATCCTGCGCATGTCGAGCGTCCTCGACGAGCAGAATGTCCCTGAAGACGGGCGTTGGCTGATCATCAGCCCCTACGATCGCCACCTGCTGCTCCAGTCGGACATCGCCGCGAGTTTCTTCTCGGGCGACCAGTCCTCGATGGTGCGCACGGGCAAGATTGGCCAGATCGATCGCTTCACGACCTACGTGTCGAACCTGCTGCCGCGCGGTGCCGCCGGCAAAGCGTTCGTCTCCGGCCTGACCGCCACTTCGACGGGTGGCTCGGTGAGCAACGCCAAGGCGCGACGCCTCATGGTCGCCGGCACCAAGCACGCCATTAGCTTCGCGTCGACCATCGACAAGACGGAGCCGATGCGGGATCCGACTGACTTCGGTGATATCATCCGTGGTCTGATGGTCTATGGTCGCAAGGTGATCAAGCCCGAGGCGCTGGTAACGGCGATCGTCGGTTCCGCTTCCTAAGTGCTGACACGTCAGCAGGTTAATCAGGTATGAGCATTATGGCTAACATCATGCAGAACGCCCGCTTCGTCGGCGGGTACGCGACCGCGACCGCGGGCACCACTCAGACCCAGGCAGGCGCGACCGCACTGACCGGCGCCATCAACTACGTCACCACCGGCAACGCCAGCGATGGCGTCAAGCTCCCGACGGGTTATGCCCTCGGCGATATGGTGATGGTCGTCAATTCATCCGGCGTGGCGCTGAACGTCTACCCGGCCTCGGGCGGCAAGATCAATAACGGCTCCGCCGATGCCGCGAAGGCCCTGGCGGCCAACATGACCGGTCTCTACATCTCGCTCGGGAGCAATAACTGGGCGGCGGTGCTGAGCGCCTAGCGTGAGTTGGTGGGGGGCTTCGGCCTCCCACGACTGAGGACACGGCATGAACGTATACGAATTGGTTGATGCGCTCGGCGGCGAGATTGTTCGTGGCCGTGCGCGCTGGCGTGACGGTGCCACCTACGTCCTGCTCGGCAAGCTCAACGGGGATGAGATGGTGATGACGGAGGAGGGCCGGCGACTTGCCGCCGAGCTGACTGCGTCTCCGAGTGAGGTGGAGTCCCCCACTGAGGCGGCTCCACGCCGTCGTCGCAAGCTCCTGGACGATGCGGAGTTCGGGATCTAAGCCATGGCCACGGTGAGTTGGGACGACCTGATCCCACTCTTGGCGCCTCATCTCCAGGGCGCGCCCGACATGACGCTGCGCACGGCGCTAGCGTCCGCGGCGCAGGACTTTCTGGCGCAGACCCATCTGTGGCGGGAGCTGCTGACACCGATTCAGACGGTGGAAGATGAGGCTGAATACCCACTTGTGGGATCCGCGGTGATCGAGTCGGTACTCTGGGTGCTCCTCGAAGGGACGGAGATCACGGCCACCGATCCGCGCCTCGTGAGTAAGGGCGTCCTTGCGCGCGTCGGGCGCCCATCCAATTTCTGGATTGTCGATGACACGACCCTTCGCCTGACACCCATTCCAGACGCGGTCTACACCCTCGACGTGGCGGTCGCATTGAAGCCGTCGCGCACCGCAACCGGCGTTCCAGACTGGGTCTATGAGACCTGGGCAGATGCGCTCGTTGATGGTGCGGTGTGGAAGCTAGCGAGTATTCCAAATAAGCACTGGTCTGATGACCAGCGCGCGATGTTTCACAAAATTCGGTTTGATCGAGCAATCGCCAACGCGCGAACGCGGGATCTTCGGCAAATCGATCTGCATGTGCAGATGAGGGCCTTCTAATGAGTACAGTCACCGTTGTCTCGCTCGTCAACCGGGCACAGACCATCCTTCAAGATACCGTTGACCCTGGCGTGCGCTGGCCGGTGCTGGAGTTGCAAGATTGGCTCAACGACAGCTACCGCGAGATCGTGAATGCGCGCCCGGATGCCAATTCACAGTCGGGTGATTTCACCTGTGCGATCGGAACGCGTCAGGTCCTCACCACGCAGTTCGCGAGTGCGCTGAGACTCATCGATGTTGTGCGCAACACGGCGACGACGTCGGCCAAGAAAGCGATTCGACAGCTCGACCGTTCCGTACTCGACGATCAACGCCGAGGTTGGCACGCGGAAACGGGCAAGGTTGACATCGAATACTTCATGTTCGATCCACGACTGCCGCGCGAGTTCTTGGTGTACCCGCCCGCGGCCACTGGCGCGGAGATCGAAGTCGTCTAC